TTGATTATAGAGAAGTGCCACGATGTTGTATGGGAGGAAGTTGATAGCGAGAAGGATCTATTTTCTTCTGAACGAGGTGATGGGGGCTTTGGTAGCAGCGGAAACTAATTTTCTTTGAAGCTGTACAATGTAAATGGCAGACTCGTCGGTAAGGATGTAGTTAAGTATAGAATCAATTGGAACAAAAAGTGCAGATCTAAAGTACAGTTTAAAGTTAAGCAATTTTTAGCTCCTTACTGGAGAAACCATATCTGCTTCGAAGAGTTTCCTGTTTTTGGAACTAGACTAAAAGTTGACATGATAAACTTCACAAGAAAAGTTGCTGTAGAAGTTCAGGGCAAGCAGCATTATTCTTTTAACAAGTTTTTTCATGCCAACTCTAGAATGAAGTATTTAGCTTCAATAAAAAGAGACAACCAAAAACATCAATGGCTAGAAATGAATAACATCAAATTAGTTGAGGTCTTAGAAGACGAGGTTGATATTTTGTCTAAAAAGTTTTTTTATGATAAGTTCGATTTAGTCTTGTGATAGTGTAATTACATTTATGTCAGGGTTTAAGTTTCCAAAGGCTATATTGGCCCAGATTAACGAGTGCTCTAAAGGTGGATTTATTCTTTTTACCTTGAATGAGGCTGGCGACCCTATCGTTCATAGCCGTTTCGATGATTCAACTGCTGCTTTAGCCTTGCAATATTATGCCAAGAACTGGACGGAAGTCATTGACGAGCTTAATAATAAAGCTACTTTCTCTAACATAGCCGCAATACTGGAGGATCAAAGCCAAGAAGAGTTTGAAGAAGAAGAATTTGACCCAGAGGACGAGGAAGAAGGGTTGATTTAACTTGACTAGCTCGAAAGCGTAGTTTAGAATCCATTGTTCGATGGAGTTGTATTCTCTTCAAATAGAAAGGCACGTGCTTGGCGGGCTAATTAGAAACCCCAAGTCTCTATACGAAATCGATAGATTCGTTAATGAAGATGATTTTTTTCAGCCGACTCATGGCACTATCTTTTCTGTCGTTAAGAACCTGATACTGTCCGGCAATAACGTAGATAAGGTAGTAGTTTCAGAAAAAATAAAAAACTTAGGTATTTCTTTTAAAGATGACATTAATATCTATGACTACATAGAAAACCTTTGTTTTACCCAAATATCCAACAAAGGACTGATCGACTCATGTCAGGAGTTGTTGAAGCTGAGAATAAGAAGAGACTTAGTCGAGAACGCTGACAAAATTAAAGACTATGTTAAGTCCTCTGGTGCAGATAGCGTCGACACCATAGTTAGTTCTGTTGACAGGATACACTCTGAAAAAATCGATAGCTATTCTTTTTCTGATGAGCCAGTTAATTTATTTGATGGTGTCGAGGAGCTGGTTGAGGAAACCGGCAACAACCCCGAAGAAGAGTCTGGTCTAAAAACTCCTTATCCAGAGTTCAATAGGTTATTTGGCGGACTAAAGCCCGCTAACATATACGCGATTGTTTCTAGGCCAGCTCAAGGCAAAACCACTTGGATAAACGACATGGCCTTCAAGACCTCACTTCTTAACGGAATAAAAGTTTTAGTTCTTGATACCGAGATGAGCACCAGAGAAATGCAGTTTAGAATGACGGCATCTTTATCCGGCGTTCCTGTGTGGCATCTTGAGACGGGCAAGTGGAGAAACAATCAAGAAATGGTCGACAAGACAAGAGCGGCCTTTAAGAAAATAAATAACTATAACTATTTTCATTATCACGTTGGGAACAAAACCATTGATGAAGTTTGCTCAATCATAAGAAGGTGGTACTACTCTAAGGTAGGAAGAGGTGAGAGATGTTTAATTGCTTACGACTACGTGAAGCTTACAGGAGAAAAGGTTGGGTACAATTGGGCGGAGCACCAAGCCATCGGGAACAAGATAGATAGGCTGAAAAAGATATCTGAGGAAATAAACTGTCCAATAGTCACAGCTATGCAAATGAACAGGGCCGGAGAAACCTTCAACAGAAAGGCGTCTGATTTGGTCGATGACGCTTCGGCCATTTCGCTTTCAGACAGATTGCAATGGTTTGCTAGCTTTGTGGCAATATTCAGAAGAAAGACAATTGACGAGATAGCGTTAGACGGAGAACAATTCGGAACGCATAAACTCATACCTTTGAAGACGCGATTTCAAGGCAAGGATGCAGCAGGACACCACGACTTAATTAAAAGGACAACTGAAGATGGCTCAGAAAAATATGCTAACAACTATTTGAATTTTGAAGTTGATAACTTCGATATAAAAGAGCAAGGTTCCTTAAGGAGTGTCGTCGAGGCCGCGAGGGAGATACACGACCTAGACGATTCTAGCGAAGCAGACGGAGAACTACTATGAGCCAAGACATAAGAGAAATACTTGAGCATATTGGGTACACCAATATTAAAGACTTGGGCAAGGAGTTCAGGATGAGCGCCATTTACAGAGATGGCGACAACGAGACCGTCTTAAGGGTAAAGAAGGATACGGGTTTTTTTACTGATTTTAAGGAGTCTATTTCTGGCCCACTCGAAGACTTAGTCAAAATAACGCTTAATCTAAAAGACGTAAGCGAAGCAAGAAGCTGGCTTAGCGGAAAGATCGACTTAAGCAAGGCTCAGTCCGCTACCAAGTCTAAAATAAGAGAGCAAAGGATTTTTTCAGAAGACCACTTGTCAGCGTTAATAAAAGATCACACCTATTGGACTAACAGGGGCGTCTCAGAAGAGACCGTTAAACAGTTTGGCGGAGGTGTGGTTGCGGCTGGAAAGATGAAAGACAGATATGTTTTTCCAATAAAAAATTATAAAGGCCAAATAGTTGGCTTTTCAGGCAGGGACTTACTTAATAATGAAGAAAACAAGTCTAGGCCAAAATGGAAACACATAGGCGATAAGTCCAGTTGGAGGTACCCTCTTCAACTGAACTACGAATCGATTGTTGAGAGTAAAACTGTAGTTGTTATCGAAAGCATCGGCGATATGCTAGCTTTGTGGGACTGCGGAATTAAGAATTCATTAGTTTCTTTTGGGCTGGATCTTAGCGTTCCATGCTTGAACACTTTGCTCAAGGTTGACCCTACAAAAATATATATTTGTTTTAACAATGACGCCAACTCTTCGGGCGCTGGAAACGCTGCTTCACAAAAACTAAAGAAGAAGCTCCTAAAATACTTTGACCCAAGCCAAGTCAAGGTCTGCACTTTAGAAAAATATAATGATTTTGGTGAGATGCCTCATTCTGAAATAGAGCTGTTTTTTAAGAACCTATGAAAGAACAACCCATAATCGACGTTGACCTTCCCGCGGGGGAACCGCTGAGCAACGAGGAACATATAGCCTTACAATCCTTCGCAAAGAGGAAGACAGGCAATCTGCTTGATTACTATTGGTTCAACTCTGAGTTCACTGCTGATCAGTGCTCTGATATTATTTCTTTGTGCAAGAAGTTTCCTCAGGAGGAGGGCACAACTTTCTCTAAAGACCCTTTACTCAGAAAAAGTACTATTAGATGGATTCCCCCTGCTACCGATAGTCTATGGATATTCGACGCCCTGAAACGACTTTGCCTTGAGGCTAACGAGGTTTGGAACTTGGATCTTGATGGTTTTCTTGAGTCCATGCAGTTTACAGAGTATGAGGGGGAAGGCTCTCATTACGATTACCATATGGATATCGGTGGGGAAAAAATGGGCAGAAAGATGACCATCGCCGTCCTCCTTTCCGACCCCACAACGTTTGAAGGCGGAGATTTTGCTCTTAACTGTGGAGGAGAAGATATAACTTGCCCGAAAGGTCAAGGCAACGCCATATTGTTCCCCTCAATATTACAGCACAAGGTCTATCCAATAACAAAAGGTAAAAGATACTCTTTAGTTTGCTGGATGAACGGGCCAGATTGGAAATGAAGGAAGAAAGAGAGAGAATATTATCCGCTTCCAGAATTAAAACTCTAGAAACGTGTACTTGGTCTTACTGGTGCAACTACCACCTAAAGATCCCCCAAAGACAAAACGAAGGCGCTTTACGAGGCACTATTTGTCATTTGATTTTTGAGATCCTACTTGCCGATAAGCATAGATTACATTACGATGCGATAGTTTTAGGAGGCAGCATTGCTTGTTCCCCTTCGGTAGCTAGGCTTGTTTTGACGAAG